ATCAGTAACCATTTTAGTTTGAGTGTTTATACAACCAATACCCTCTACAGTATCTTCAGTATATAAAGTTTCAGGATTTACCATAGCCATTTGATTATTACTAAAAGCAAAAAGTTTACCTTGAAAACCCTGTAAAGCTATAGGTACAAAAGGTAGTTGTAAAAAATCTTTAGACCAATCAAATACAGAATACTTAGCAGGTTGAGACCTGAATACATAATTACTAGCATCTTCTACTTCTGAGTGGCTACAATTACCAACAAACATATACCCATTAAGCTGAGCATTACAGCTATAATTTATATGTAGATTGTACATATTCTCACTAAGTCCATTAATAGCTTCGTATGTAGCTTCAGCGTCTCCTGTGTCAATTACATCAAACTCAAAATAACCTGTAGTTGCATTCCATCCAAAAGATTTTAAAGAAACTTCTTGTATAAATCTATATTGACTTTGTGGGTCAGTAGAACCATCTGTAAGAGATATAGCTCTATAAACTGCAACTCCTGTAACCCTAGATGGTATTTCAAATCCACCTTTAATTTGTACAGTTACTTTTAAATGTGTTCCAACATCCTTAGCACTTGCTAATTCAACAGCAGGGTCTCCTCCATCAGTTGTCTCATCATCAGGGTCATTATCATCACCAGCAGGACCTGCCGATGTTGTAGATATAAATGCAGTTTCTTGATATCCATCTAATACTAAAGAGGCTCTATAAAAAGCAGTGTTAACTCCTAGTGGTCCAGCCCAATCAGTTCCTGTCACTGTTACTGGTGTAGTTATGTTAAAATAATTACCACCACCTGAACTAAATAAATTAGTAGTAGTCCCTCCATTCCTAGCTATCATTTTAAAAAAAGCTATATCTTGAAAAGCATCATTTTTTACAGCGTAAGCATAATCAGCTACATCATCATTTGGATGCCATACAGTAGTAGCTCCATCTTTCCAATCTGTACTAGGTGCCCACCAATTAGTCTCTGTTAATCTGTAACCATTTTTATCGTCTCCAGTAGAACCAATTATAGGAAGGTATTGAGTTTTCTGTGCTAAATCAGCATTAGCATTAGTTCCAGTACTAATCGCATAGAAATAAGTAGAACTTTGCTTATAGTCTGTTACATAGTCAGGTTGAGCTAAACCTTTTTCCCAAGAAGTATAAGCATTATACGGATGGTCAGTAGTTTGCTTGTTCCAATCGTTTGGAAATATATCTACAGTAGGATGAGAACCAGTTGTAGTTTGTAAATTCATAGGTCTAGAAGCTTCATCTCCAAATCTATACAAGCCGTATTGCCTATTCCCTCTTCTTATGTAAGTCATAACAGCTCTTCTTCGAAGAGTGCCTTCTGTTAAAATATTGAACCTTCCGTTTAAACCAAACAATGGCTCATTGCTAGGACAAGCATCTAAATTTAGGCTTCCTATAGTGCTATCTTGATAAGGTGTAAGCTCACTTATATTAGCGTTGTCAGCTACGTTAGGTAAATTGCTTTTTAGTTGCACTGATAACTCTCTACTATCTTCCCAATCTACAGTGTGACTTAACATCTTAAACACTTGAGGTCCTTCAACAGTGCTTATAGGTATAAAGTTTGTTACCCATCTTAAAGGTCTGGCTTCTTGTTTTTTTAGGTAATCATTTACGACTACTTTTGCATCTGATTCTGAAACCTCTCCGTCTCTTCCATCAAGATATACTGGACCAAATAAATCAGCATAATGATAACCTGTATGACTTGCCGCTTCCCATTGCGTAATTACTTGTTCTGCATAACTTGCTGTATAGGCACCGCCTAAAATTCCACTACCTTGATTAGCGTATATAGGTGATGTAAACTCACAGGTATATCCTATTATAGGATTTTGACCTTGGTTATCATATCCACAAAACTCTAAAGAATGTAAATTAGGTACGTTTTCAATACCCCATAAGCCTCTTGGTAAAGCACCAGCATCTATAGATACAAATTGAAATTTTTTAATTTTATCGTCTAAAGGATTGTTTGGTTGACTAGCACCCCAAGTACCATAAACACTTACTGCGTCTACAGTATCTAATGTACTATTATCTCCGTTAACAAAAACCCAGTACCATCCCGGAGGTCTACTATATTGCTGACCATCAAGAGCGTCATAAGGTTGCATATTCTGCCAGTTTTCTGAATCTCCAACTTGACCTGAAGTAGATACAGTGTTTGGAGTTATGTTGTCCCAACTACCGGTTGCTACATTACCTTGTAAATAATCAGAGCCTACATCCATAGATGTTTTCCAAAGCCACTCATAAGAAGGATAATAAGAATCACTCCAATGAGCGTAGCAATCTCTAGCACCACTTATAACAAGAGTCCAATTAGTTCCTCCTGATATAGCTGAACTATAACTACTATGTCCCGGAGCTTTGTCGGGTATTAAAAGAATATCGTGTATTTTAGTTAACCCAGAATTATTTGAATCACCACTTCCACCAGCGTGAGAAACTGGATTGGTTATTCCGATAGTACAAATTCTATTAGGTGATTGCCCTACTAAAGTACCACTTCCAGAAGTATTAAGGTCGTATATGTCTACTTCAGCTATATATAAAGATGTATTAGTAGACTCCCTTACAATCATAAAGCCATCTGTATATTTATTACTATCAAAGATTCCTAAATATTTTTTAACAATGTAAGGTTGAGATTCAACAGTAACTTCAAATTGTCTATCAAGATTTCGATTATATACAAAAAATTTATTAGTATCTGTATCTTCTTTTAACCCAACAATAATTCTTGCATTTTTAGTAGCCTCTCCACCACCGCCTCTTAAAGCTATTGATTTATAAAAAGCATTTCTATCTGGAGTTTCTATAGAAGAAACAAGTACATCCATAGCTGGTTGAGATTTTAATTGCAACTCAGGTGTTTCTCCTGACATCCCTCCATTTTTATTATAACCAAGCCATCTAGCAGGTCTGTCTTTTCCCTTAGCTACATATATTTCTTTATTCTTAGTTTCAAAATCTAATCTACTATTAGATACAGGTCCTATATTAGTTTGAGCATTTAATATAGTAGGATTTTCTCCATCAATATTTTCAACAACACTTACATTTCCTGTGCCGTCAATAGCTAATAGATTTCTACTATCATCTATATCAATACCTTGTAAGTATTCTAAGTCACTACCTAAGTTTTCAAAAGTGTAATCTGCATAAGCAATAAAACACCACTTATCTCCTGTGGTATAAGTACTAGCATTATCTCTAGTAAACATTACACTAATTCCATTTCGTAGTGTATAGTTAGTATTTACTACTACAGTATCACCATACTCACTAACATCGCCATCCTTATCATACCAAGCTGACCATTCTGTAGCAACTTTTAAATTGCTTTGAGATGTGCCAAATATTGACAATGCAGTACCTGCGTTAGCAAGTGCTAAAGTAGAAGCTACAGAAAAAGTAGTGTCTGTAAGTTTTATAAAATAGTAAGTAAAATTGTTTTGCAATCCTTGTGTGCCCGGATTAGAGGGGCTTGTAAAGATAAAATTACTTAAGCTCACTGTTTGACCAGTTACAATATTATGATTACTAGAAGTAGTAAATTTATTATTTGATATATCGCTTGTAACGTTTGATATTACAGTAGGTGTTTCACCTTTATATCTCCATAACCATTTATTACTAGACCTAACTTTTACTTCAAAATATTCATTTTGAGTACCTGTAAAGTTACCAGTTATAGCTAAGTAACTTTTATTGTTAGGATTAACTGCTCCAGTAAAAGCCATTAGTTAAGCTGATGTTGGTCTGGTTTAGCTGTTGTAACAACTGAAGATGAAGGATAAGAATAAGTAGTAGGTCTATTGTAACTAGTTAATTCTATTGTTGCTGTAAAACCTGTCTTTTTTAAATAGTTACTCTTAGGAACTCCTCTTAACTCCCCACTTGTTAAAGGGTCTATGTTAAGACTATAAGTAGCGGCATTTGTAGGTAGGTCTAATTCATCTTCAGGCGAAGACATTATCCCTCTATCAAAGTTTGCAATTTCAAATATTCTTTTAGGCATATTAATTCCCGTCTATAGTTTTGCCCCAGAGTGAGGTGACACCATCCAATATATTAACAACGTGAACTGTAAATCTATCGTCTGTATAGTAATCAACCACTGCAAAAGCGTGTTGCCAATTAGTTTTTCTATTTCCAAGCCATCCGTTAGCTTCATCTGACATATCCTTTAAACATCCAATACTCCAAGCTGACTTAGGTCCATCAACGTGCGTAACACTAGCCATTTGTAAATCGTGATGATGTCCATACATAACATTACATCCCAACCTTATTAAATGATTTCTTGCGTGTGCTACTCCTGCGTAATGATTTCCGTGATAAAAATGTAGATGACCTATCTTTAAGTATTTCCCGTTTGGATAATACTCGTATCCTCTTTTTTCTAAGAGCAAAGCTTCTTTTACGGAAAGCCCTTGAAGATACGGATTCTCTTCTGAGAAGGAGTTTAGCCATTGTTCGTGATTCCCTTCAACAAAATATCTTTCTTTACAGTTAGCATAATCAAGTGCTTCGTCAATTTGGTCCATTCCTTTATTGACGTTCTTAATGTCTTCGTAGACCCTTGGTAATTGATACTCCAAAGGGGGGCGTTTCTTTTTCTTCCACTGGAAATGGCTGACGGAACCCCACTCTCCTGTGTCTCCCAAGTCAACATAAAAATCTGGTTTAACTCTTTTAATCGCTTCACAAACAACATTAATTGCTGGTTGGTCGTGAAGAGGGAAGTGCTTATCTGGTGTAACAATTCCTCTTTTAACAACTTTTTCATCTAATTTGGTAGTTCTTCGCATATGTTTTCTAGACCTCCTAAATCTATCCATAACTCGGATGCTATTTTTAAGTACTTCATTGTTGTAACTTTTGTGTATTTAAGGTATCTTTCTTCACATCGGTTACACTCCCAATATAAGACACCCTTCTTAGCTCCAATTAATTCTATGCCTACAATATGTGTATGACCACAGCAATTACATTCTTCAGGAGCTTGTTTAAATCGTTTAGTTCCTCTGAACTCTAATTTATCAAAAATCTTTTTAGGTGTATTTTTATTAGACAGATGTCGCTCTTCTATACCAACCATACCAATATTTACCTAATTTAGGTTTTCTGTTTACCAAGTCTGCGTAGTACTTAACCCTATAGCTACGTAGCCTTTCTGGCTCTAAACCTGACTTAAGGGCATTACTTATCGTCTTTGGTCCAATACCGCCATCTACCTCTGTTTTTACGCCTTTAGCACTAATAGCTTCTTGTAGTATCTTTACGGCTCTTGACTTTCCCATATTAACTACCATATCAAAATAAATCATTCGCAATTCTTCAGGTACTTTAGATACTTTGGCTTTTAACCAATAGTCTTTAAAGTAAATATCAGATGCGTCTTTTTCAGTAAGGTCTTTAATATTAAGAAAAGGATAAGCTTTTTTACTTATCCCATACTTAGTCTCACCACCCGGGTCAACAGGGTCGTTTACATATCCACCTTCGTGCTTTAATATAATTCTTACGGCATCATCAAACTTTGTTATTTGCATTTGCAATTCCACTTACGTAGAGCTTTGTTTATTCTGCTATCAGGGTCTCTAGCTGTTTTAGCACTTGTTAGTCTTTTTTTCATACCACACATTCTAGCACAAAAACTAGCTCTTCTTGCCTTAGCTTTTCCTTTTGGATTTTTTTGAGTGACAGGGGCTTTTAAATTCCCTTTTTTATAAGAAGCTCTTCCTTTAGCGTTCAAACCACCGCTTTCAGATTTACCTTCTTTTCTAGTCCACGCTTCTGCCATTATCTTTTTATCCTTTTAACTTTTCCATTATGTGTTCTTGCATAAATATAATTCTTAGTTTTTCTTATTATAGTACCAGAATATCTTTTACCGCCCCACATCCAGCTTACTTTAGCCATTACTTTTTAAACATTCCCTCAATAATATCAGTTACTACATCAACACATTTCTCAAAAAAAATCTGTTCTTTGTCTTCTGATACGAAAGGTATATCAATCTTTTTATTAATAGCAGTTGCAATTTTAGAAGCCATATCTTCGCTTCCTAACTCATCCATCATTTTATCTTTCATAGCGTCAGCTTGTTTTTCAGCTAACTCTAACATCATTCCTTTTATATCCATTACTTACTCTCCTTTATTCTCTTTGTTTTTAAATATAAATAATAAATTTGTACTCCAAACATAACGCACATCAGTATACCTGATAATACATCTGTCCAATAAACAAACCCTAAGCTTGTTGTCATCCCGGTTACTCTTAAACTGTCCATCATTTATGTCCGTTTACTCTTGATAAAGAGCCCTTTATTTCTGATAGTTGATTGTCAGCATCGTTTATCTCTTTTGTAATGGCATCAAACTTTCTATCAAGCTTGTCATCTGATTTATTCCACCTAGCTATAAGTTTAATAATCATACCTTCCATATTCTCAAGAGTTTCACTTTGCCCTCTATTTTCGATTTTCAAAGTTTCTAACGCCTCAGCCTGTTCGGTTGCTCGTCTATTCATACTATATACCATATAAACAAACATAGCTCCGACTACGCCTATCATTCCCGCTTCTGAATATACCGCTAAAAAGTCCATAAGTGCCTATTTTATTTCCTCTTCTTACCCCATTTAAGTGGATTGAGTTCAAGTGATTGTTTATACCACTTATGAATTTCATCCATTTCCGCTTCGTGTTTACTTTCTAATTTACTGACTCTAAGATTAACTTCCTCCAACTCTCTTGTAATATTTCCAAGTTGTGTTGTAATATTAACGTACGTATAAACAAGTGTCCCTGTAAGCATAAGCAACTGAATAAGCCACTTAATGTTGAGATGTACACTAAAGTTATCATCAATCTTGTTAACCTTGTACGACCTCGCAAGATTATCTTTACTCATTTTCCTTTGGTTCGGGTATACCTAATACTCCTCTCATTAGAGTTATTATTTTATTATAATCTTCTACTCGTATATCTCCAAAACTTTTACCCGGATATAGCAAGTCTATTACTGATTGACAAGCTTTATCTGTATCTTCTTTGTACTTTTCTAATTCTGATTTTAACATAAATACTCCTTTTTAAGTTTTAACTGACCAAACGTATTTAGTCCCCTTCCATTCAAGCTGAGCATTTCCTTTACTTACTGTAAATGATTTAATGTCGCTAAGGTGGTCGTTACCGTCTGACCCAGCGGCTCCAGTAGCACCAGTTGCTCCTGCACTACCAGTCGCTCCTGCACTTCCTGTATCACCTTTGTCTCCTTTAGGTCCTAATGCTCCTTGAAATCCTTGTGAACCAGTCGCTCCAGTATCACCCTTTGGTCCCTGCGGTCCTGTTGCTCCGGCTGAACCA